TAGTAATTCCTGCACACCTGTGAAGTCATCTCTAAATAAATGCTCCTCTCCTTTATCTGTTAGGCAACCAACCATAACAAGTTTGTTGTTCTCTTCAAATGGGTCAAGGTGTAACTTACCACCTCTATGAGTAACGGTATTCTCTACGTCAAGTGTTAGCTTCATGCTGTATACCTCGCTGTCTTGTAGTCAAGTTCGCAGTGGACTGTACCATGCCAACCTGATAACTTATTCTTTACTATATTAAGATGTCTCTGTACATCTTCTTCATCTTGTCCTTCTACTTGTGGATTCTTAGCTATGAGAATCATAAGGTCAGCTTCAGCGGCTTTTCCTGTGCGTGAGCCTTCCATCATAGCTTGATTTAACACAATCTTACCTTCAGCTTCAGCAGACAACTGTGACATGTAAAAGACTGCACATTCATATGTCTTGGCAATCTGTCTAGCATGTATTGCATTAGCCTTCAATGCTTCATCAGGTCGTGAGAATCCACTTGTCCTAGCAAACTTATCTCCCATATCCAACACTAGAATGTCAGGCTTATATGCCTTACACACACTCTCCACCCATGCCATGTCACGATTAGATGCGTCACGTATCTTGATATTATCAAATACAGGTTTATATCTTGTCTGTGCCTGACTAGGATTATTCTTGACTTCTTGTACAGTCATACCTGTGGCTGCCGTCAAGTATCTTGCACCAACTCTGTGATAACCTTCTTCGTTACAAAGAATTACACACTTAGCACCTTGATGAGCAAATCCATTTGGACTAGCTATAAGTGATGCATGGAAGGATGTCTTACCTGTATTAGGTCTAGCACCAACCTCAATCAAATGTCCTGCATTTATACCATCTAGCTTACGTGTCAGGCTAGGTATGTTAAATGTCCACCTAGCTTCTAAGTCATTCTTAGCAAGCAATGTCTCAATAGAGATATCATCCCACTCTATATTAAGGTTAGGTGTAAAATCATCCCCATACAACTCAAGAAGATTTCTAAGGGGTTCAAGAGAGGATTTAGCACCATTAACGTAGTCAAAGCCAAGATTAGCAATATCTTCCCCAACGACTTGCTGAAACAATTTAGATAATACTTCTTGTGCAATATCTGTTCCAAGAGGTTGCTCCTTCTTAATGTTATTAAACAAAGCAGAGTATCCTTGTTTCTGTGCAGTAGTCATTGATGGATTGTTAGCTAGAAATAATGCTTCAATCTCATCAGGTGTCACACTTCTCTCATAGATATCTATTGCTTTATCTAGTGTTTGTTTAATCTTACGTACATCCTTACTGAATAACCTGTCAGGGCATTTAGCACCTCTGTGGTCATCATAGAATGTTTTATCCATAAGACTTCGTATTAATGATAATTCCATGTTGTTACTCCTTTGGGGTTAGGCTCATTAAATTTTTTATGTCCGTAGGTGTACGATATTTTAAGTCGTCTGTCAATCTAATTATTTTTATATCGTTCACGTGTCCTCGTAATTCTTTTGCAAATGATAATGTCTTTGGCAAGGCATCAGGGTCAAGTGCTATAATCGCTGTTGAGAATCGTGAGAGATACTTCTTGTGAGACTCTGCCAATGACGTACCCAACACAGCTACCCCAACTAATACATCACTACCTACCACAGATGCACTAACACAATCCTCAACAACAACTGCTACCCTACCACATCCATGAACAAAAGGCAAGTTACTTTTTCCATATCTTTTCCATTTAGGCAATAACTTTGTTACTGACCTACCAACTGCATCAACGATTGTATCGTTATGCTCGACAGGAAATACAACTCGCTTGTCCTTGACATCATAGTGTAGATTCAATTTGTCACAGTCTAAATCCCACAGTTCACAGAAGTCCATGACCTCTCGCCTGTAGTTGTGTGACACTACGTACTCAGGCATATCAAAATGCTCTTTATCAAAATCCAATACATCATTTGTGATGGCATCACGTATATCATCTACAGATAGATGGACACGTGTTGAGCCTGATATTTTACAGGTTGACTTGTAACAATTCCACAAAAGTTTACCCATGTTATTGGTAGCAGTAAAAGTTTTATATCCATTACAGTTAGGACAAGTAAGTCTTTTACTTTCTCCTACACTTAGTTGTAAATCAGTTACAAAGTTATAAATATTCATTTGTATATCTCACTTATATGTATATATAATATTATTTGTTCGGCACGTTATCTGTGCTTATAGCATAGTTTTTTCTAGTTGTCAATGCATTTTCAGCAGAAGCATATGTATTTTTCATGTAAGGCTTCACACTATTAGGGTTTGCATGACCTGTCACAGACATAATCTGACCCATAGATACACCTGCTTCTACCATTTCAGTTGTACCTGTCCTGCGTAAGTCTGCTATTCGTAGCTCATCAGGCAGTCCACAGAGCTTCATTGTCCTTCTAGCCACTTTGGATAGCCTATGAAGGGAATAAGGCTCGTATGAACCTCTAATCGCAGTTGGGTAGGGTGCGACATAAGACTGAAAACCATACTCTTCCTTCTGTTGATTAAGCATTTCTAATAAGTCAAGAGAAATCGGCAGGTGTACTACACTTCTTCTCTTGGACTGTTGCAAATTTAACACACTTTTATCAAAATCTATGCTAGAAAACTCTAATGTTCTCATATCCCCTACTCTCTGACACCATTCATATGCCATTTGTACAATCAATCCTATGTTTCTGTACTTGAAATCGCTGTAGGCATAGTCAAGAAATTGACGCACTTGTTCCTTTGTCCATACAACCTTCCTAGTTTGTGTTGCCTTTCGTCTAAATGTAGCAAAAGGATTTGACTCAGCATACCCCATCTCCATAGCAAATGAATACAATTTCCTTGCCACAGAACAGACATGATTAGCCATAAAGATACCACGTTTTAGCCACACTTCATATGCTCGTCTTGCCTTTGCACCTGACATATTTTTAAGTTGAGTTGCTGACAATTTTTTAGTGTCAACAGATGTGCCTAACATAACACCTAAAAAGTATTGATAGTCTACTTTAGTTTTATCTGCTAACATATTGAAATCACTAGATAAATAGTATTCATTTGTTAGGTCTGTTAAACTTTTAATGTGTTGCATTTTTGTACTCCATACTACATAAATTTCTAGCAGTCTCAAACAACTCGTTTCGCCACATCAAATTGTCTTTGAAGTGTGATGGTATATTTGTGTAGCCATAGTGTCTACCTGCAATCATGCCTGCTACTGCACCTGATGTATCAGCATCATGTCCACGATTAACTGCCTTGATAACACAATCCTCAAAGTTGTCTGTTGTTTGAAATGCCCACCAAGCACATTGATATGTTTCTTTGACATACCCACCTGACATGACATCATTTCTGTCTATGTCAATAGGTAACTTTTCACTATCGTATCTAAGTATGGGGTAGCCATAGTACAATTCTTCAGCTAACATCACAGAATAGTCAACACAAGTGTTACTTCCATGTGTCAATAACGTTTGTTGGGTGGCTAATTGCATAGCATGGTAGGGGTTTTGGGCAACCATGATGACAGGTGCAAGTCTCATCAATGCACCATTGCCTGATGAATCATGTGCAGTTCTACCTCTATATGGTTGCAAGAAATCTGAATCCTCGTAGTCTGCAAGATAACTACTCAATGCAACTGAAGTTGTACCACCTATGTCAAAACATTTATTTCTTGGACTATACTCTCCATCTTTATACCACTTGCAAAACTTTTGCATGATATCGTCTGCATCAAAGGTTTTTTTCTCTAATAAAGATTTAGCCATAGCTAATGCCATACTCGTATCATCTGTCCATTCACCTATGGATACATCGTGTGTACCCCCTGTTTGATATTTAGTAAGATACCTTTTAGGACTTCTTGGTTTTTTAAATTCAAGAGGTGCACCTAGAGCATCTCCTATCGCTAGTCCTACAAACATTCCTATGCCTTTATCTATATTCATATATTATTCTCCTTTCTTTGCTTCAATATATATTCTCATATGTGTGGACTCATTTAAATTCTGACCCCAATAGGTAGCACCTGTACCTTTTAACTCAGGCTTTATGTGTTGTCCACGTACTCGCATCTTATATGATGTCTTATTAAAGTATTTCTTCATAGTGTCAACAAACTCTTGACCATCTGTATCATTAGGTATCTCGCTGAACACATAGCCTTTGCCTAGTTTATTTGTTTCATCATAGTATGCTTTTTTCCAAAACTCTTTGTATTTAACCTCTTGCTCATACTTTTCTTTCCAAGATTTAGTTTCCTCAATATGTCTATTGTTTCTTTCAAACCCCATCTTATATGCTCTGTGAGATGAGTCTAAAGACTGTTTCAGTTCTTTGACCTCACCTTCTTGTTCAGTCAGCTTCACGAAGGCTCTGACCATGTGCTGAAAGTCCATGTGTGATATAGGTACATACCTATCTTGTGCTTCTGAATAGTAATCCTTGTGACCCAAGTCATACATATCATCTGCTAATTTACCTGTGCTAGTTGTTGCTCCTAGCATCTGTACTACTCTGTGTATCTTCATGCTACTTCTCCTGTCATCCATTGTGGTTTATTTGTATACTTATACCTTGCAAATCTAGACTTGTCAACAATATAAAATTTCCTATATGCTTCTATGGGATAAAACTCATCTGTCTTCAAGTCATCATGTCCACTAAAACATTGTGGGTGTTTAGTCATTGCACCTGCAGGCATCAAATAAAAACCTTTCATCAAAGGAATAAAGTGTTTACTCGCACCATGCTTTTTATGATATCTATTTTCATACTCATTTAACATACATCTATACAAACCAAAAGCAAAACTATAGTTCCATTGTGTTTTCATTGCCCATAGTGTGCAAGGGTGCTTCTGATGTACAGGTTTGTACAAGTCATGTTCCTCTGCATAGTCAGGTGCATGATGCCATAGTGCAGTACATAACATTTGTGCTTCTTCAAGTGGCATCTTGACTACATGTTGGTCACACAATGATTGTGCAATCTTACTTGGTGTATCTTCTATAATAAATCTATTCATGTTTAATCTCCCATCTGTAAAATATGTGGTCATCTATTCGTGTTACATACGTCTTAGTCTCTGCCCAACTAGGATTAACATAGTGTGCATGGTAATGTGTAGCACCCTCAACAAAGTCA